ATCGCCTCGACGATCATCCGCGGGCCGGGCTCCTGAACGAGGAAGCCGTAGCGCTTGTCACGCGCGAGATCGTCCGCCGGAGCCTTCGGCCCCGTCGCCTTCGCTGCCTTCGCCATGGCGAGGTCTCCTATGAGCGGTTCTGCTGGAAGGTGGTCTGGAAGTCCTGGTTGAGCGGCAACTCGCCCCGCGTCGATGACGACGCTGCATTGGAGCCCGAGCGGCTATTGCTCGCCCCGTCGGTCGAGCCCCCCTTCTTCACCTCCGCCTGGACGTTGGTCTCGAAGGTGGAGCGGCCGATCATGATGTGCTCGACGCGCTTGATCATCCATTGCTGGCCCGAGATCGGTGCGGGGAAGCCGGAGAGCGCGAGCGGCACCTCTGCCGTCAATTCCGGCATGCCCGGCAGCACCGCATTGAAGGTCCCCTTGGCACTGGCAAGCTCGCGCTGGCGCGTCTCGGCGGCCTTCTTCGCCTCTTCCTCGCTGGGGAAGACCTGCGGGAGCACATGGCGGGCGCCGAGCCCTCCCCCGCCCCCGACAATGACCGGCGTGCGCGAGGCCTGCCCGCGGTCGAGCCATTGCGCTTCGACCTGCGAATGGTCGGGACGATCCGAGAGCTTGCAGCGCCACGACTTGCACATTTCCGGGACGATGCTGACCGCCCCGAAGGCCGTGCCCATGGAATTCATCCCCTCCTGCCGCTTGACGCCGATGAGGCGCCCGCCGGTCACCTTCAGGATGGCGTCATGGCGCCGGGCCAGCCGCTCGATGGTGTGAACGTCGCTCTCGTTGTTCTGCACCCAATAGGCGAGCGGGATGTTCTGGAGGGAGGGGGAAAGCTGGAGGCCGAGCCCCATGCGGCCGGCGATCTCGCCGAGCACGTCCTTGAGCTTCTGGTTCGGCCGCTCGTAGCTCTTGTTGCGCTGCGTCTTCGAGCCCTGGCGAAGGTCCGCCGCCTTGGCGGTGATGATCATGATCGACGGCGGCTCTTCGAGGGTCACATCGTCGACCGTGAACTGCCCCTTGTCGACGAGCCCCGTCTCGACGTAGCCGATCATGACGGTGAGCTTCTTGCCCTTCGGGGGCACCGCCACGGCGTAGCCCTCGTTGTCGAGGGTGATGACGACCTGGTCCGACTTGATCCCGTCGACATCGGTCAGCCTGATCTCGCTGATCCGCCCCTGGAAGGACCCGGTGATGTCCGAGCCCCCGTCCATGATCCGATAGTCGGGCTGCATCTTAGCTCCAGAGCGTGATGGTCGGCTTGACCAAGTCCTGCGTCACGATGGTCGGCATGAAGACCTCCGTCCCGAGGGGGAGGATCATGCCGATGGCGGCAAGGCCTGGGTTGAGATCGAGCACGGTCGCGACGATGCCGTCCGTCTTGCCGTAGCGGGCGAAGACGAGCTTATCGACGGTGTCGCCCTGGCGAGCGCGCACGATGACCCCTGAGATCGTCGCCATGGTGCCTCACAGTCCGCCGATCAGGCGGTTGATGGTCTGGACGACCGGGATGACCTGGCCGGCGCCGGGGAGCGTCTGACCGCTCACCGCGTTCGCCACCTGCCCGAACAGGGCCATCGGCGCGAAGGCGCCCGAGCGGCCGTCGTAGCCGCCGTTGTAGGCCTTCAATTCGCAGGTGAACTTCGCCTTGCGGGGATAGCCGTCCTGGTCGGCATAGGACTGGATGTCCTCCACCGAGATCAGGATGTAACGGCCGAAGACGGCGCCATAGCCCGAGACCAGCATGTGCGGGGTCGAGCCCACCATGGCGTGAAGCGTTGCGACATCCCCATAGGACCCCACCCCGTTCGACGGCCAGACGGTGCCCTCGATGGTGAAGGTGTTCTCGCCCGGCCCCATGTGCTGGAAGGCGATGGAGTTGCGGATGCGCTCGACGCCGGGCCAGCGGGCCTGCGTCTTGCGCTTCAGCGACTCGAAGGCCGTGCCCCCGGCCATGAAGGTGAAGCCGCCGAGGTTCATCAGCATGGGGATACCCTCACGGTTGCGTTTTCAGCATTCGGCCGCCATCTTCCCGCCGGGGAGCTTCACGGGGGATCAGATGAGGACCCTTCTTTTCGGACTTGGCGCCGTGGCCGTGGTGGCCGGATCGGCGCAGGCGCAGGATCGCGCCGCGGCGCTCGCCTCGATCACGGGGACGTGGAACGCCCCCCATGTCGGCCTCGTGTTGAGGGTCGGACCTGGAGAGGCGACCTATTGCGAGGACGCGAACTGCATCCGCGGCGTGCCCGAGGTGGCCGATGTCGTGGGCAAGGCCATCTTCCTGCGGATCGTGGACCGCCAGCGCAACGTCGCCCGGACGATCCCCCTCTACCGCGAGAGCGCCCGCTCGATGACGACGAAGACCTCCGTCGATTCGACGGCGACGCTTCGCCGCGAGTGATCAGTTGCCCGGACCCCGCGGCGCGTCCGTCGTGCCGCCGGAGGTGGCCGCGCCCCCACCCGAGAGCGCCCGCTGCGCCGCCTGGCCGATGGCCGTCTGGGCGTTGCGGGAGGCCGCCTCCAGCGCCGACTTCAGTTGCTCCATGCGGTCAGCGAGGGCGCGAAGGTCAGCGGTGTTGACGTTGACGCTCACGCCGATCTGGCCGTTGGTGTTGACCGAGACGGGGGCAATCGAGACCGGAGCCCCGCCGGCCTGGCCCGGCATGGTCAGGGGCGCGGCGCCGGGGTTGAAGGTCCGCGGGTTGAAGTAGCTCGGCGAGTCCATCGTCCGCAGGCCCGGCATCGGGGCCGGGACCGGGGCCACGCGGCGCGGATCGCCCGAGGGGACGGGCGTGTTCGTGAACGGCACGAAGCCGCCGATCCCGTCGACGCTCCCCGGCGCCCGCATCAGGTGGCGGGCCTTGGCCGCCTCGTCCGCATCCCATCCAGGATAGTCGCCGAAGACGGAGGCCCGGAACGGGGCCGGCGAGCGCCGGCCGACGCGCGGAAGGAGCCGCTGCCGCCGCTCCTCCTCGCGAGCCCGTTCGACCGCCGCGAGGGGCGTCACAGCATCGGGGGAAAGGAGGTAGGACAGCCCCCCGAGGGTGCCGGTCCTGTTGTATTCGGGCCGGATGCTGGGGAGGGTCAGGACCCGCGCACCGCCGTAGTCGCTGAAGGTGCCGCCGCCCCGCGGGGCAAGCCCCGCCATCTGCGCCGCGATATGGGCCGCAGCGGAGAGCTTGCCGGAGATTTCGCCCGCGAGCTTCGCGGCCTTCTCCAGCCACCCGAGGTTCGATTCCTTGCCGAGGACGCGCTCCAGGTGCGCCGCCTGGGTGGCGGCCTCATCCATGGCTTTCGCCGTGTCGATGATCCCCCGCGACTGCGCCTCGAAGCCGGCGCGGAAGGCCTCGCCGACCCCGCGCGAAATCCCCGCCCACCCTTCGGCGAGGCGCTTCTGCGCCGTCTCCAGCGAGTTGATCTGCCGGTCGGTGTCGGCCGTCATGGAGCCCGCGGAGCCCGGTGCCAGGGCCGTGCGGCGGGCTTCCGCCATCCGCTCCCAATTGCGGGCGAGCGCCATGACGCCGGAGGCATCATTCTCGCCGAAGAGGGACTTCGCCGCGTCGTTGCCCTTGGCGTGGGTCGAGAGGAGCCGGAAGAACGAGATCATCGCCGCGGTGGCATCCTCCCGCATCGAGCGGGCGAACTGCTGGGGCGAGAGGTTGAGCATCCGCAGGCCGGCGCGGGCGTCCTTGAACTGCGGCGCGTTGGGGTCGAGCGCGTAGAGGGTGTTCTCCAGCGCCTTGTTGGCGTCGCTCGTCGAGGTCTGGCTGTTCGCCATGCCGCCCGCCACGATGGAGGCGAAGCCCTGCATGTTGAAGCCGGCGCGGCGCGCGGCGTCCGCGTTGCTGTTCATCGAGGACAGAAGCTCTTGCCCCGTCCGCGGCACGGTCTTCGACAGGGCGTTGATGACGCCGAGCCCGTCCCGCATCTGCTGGGTCGAGAGGTTCCAGGCCTGACCGAAGGCGGTGACCTGCTGGACGGCCTCCGTCGGCGTGCCGCCCATGGCCATCGAGGTGCGCTGGGCCAATTCGCCGATGGCGCGCTGATCGGAGCGGGCGATGCGCGCCTTATCGAGCGCGATGACGAGGGCCGCGGCTTCCTTGAAGTCGAAGCCGAACTGCGTCGCCAGCGAGGTCGCCATGGCCTGCGCGCGGGGCGCATAGGCGCCGAATTGGTTCTCCAGGCCGATGCGGGTGCCTTCCGACTCCCGCTCCGCCGTGCGCCCCCGCCCGAGCGCGCGGAGGTAGCGATAGCCGCCATAGAGGCCGGCGATGCCCGCAGCGCCGCCGAGCGCCATGGCGCCGCCCCCGAGCCCGATCCCGCCCGCGGCAATCGCAGGGCCGAAGGTGCGGGCCGCAGCCGCGGCCGTGAGGGCGTCAGCGGTCGAGGAGAAGGAGCGCGCCCGCGCCCGTGCGACATTGCCGAGGATCGCCGCCGAGCGGTCCCCGGTCGCCCGGCCGACGGCCAGGAGCCCGAGATTGGCCGCGAGCGGCGAGCGGGCGAAGCGCTCCGTCGCACCGGCCCGTGCCGCAGCCGCGATGATCGCGCTCTGCGAGCGGTTGAGCCGGTCGTAGGACCGATTGACATCGAGCACCGCCGCCGAGACGCGCTTCAGCGGATTGACGGCCCGCTCCGCGTTGACGGCGAGGTTGTAGCCGAGGTTCTGCCGCGAGACGGCGTAGGAGAAGGCCGCGAGCTTGGCATATTCGCGATTCACCTCCCCGAGCTTGCGCGGCAGGGTGTCAACGGCCTTTGACGTGCGCTCGAAGTTGACCGCGAGGGCGTAGCCGGCTTCGGCCCGCCCCCTGCCGCTGCGACCCGAGCCGCCAGCGACGCCGCCGGTCTGCTTCTTCAGCCGATCCAGGGACCGATTGACCTTGTCGATGGTGGCCGACGCCCGGTCGAGGGCTTCGATCTTGATCGTCGCGCTCGTCGTGAAGCCGGCCATGGTCAATCCTCGTCACTGGCCCTTGGCGTATTCGACAAAGGTCTCATACCACCAGAGGAATTCGGGAAGCCGCATCCGCCGGATCGTCGCCAGCGGCAGGTTGTGCTTCGTCATGAAGTCGGCGATCAGGACCCGCCAGTTGGCGGGCCACCGAGCAAAAAACCCTCGATCCGGTCGGTGAGGCGGATGTAGTCGTGGGCATGGAGCTTGCGCAGGTGCGGCTCCGGGATGTTCGACAGCTTCACCACCAGCGCCCGCGTGCGGTCGGACGGGTTGGGGAAGTTGGCGTTCACGTCGATCAGTTCCCCGGCGGTCGGCTCGCGCAGCACCACCTCGCGCCAGGGCGTGCCCTCGATCTTGCGGGGGTGGACAAGCGCGACCTTGTGGCGGATCGGCTCGTCCGCATCCGGCAGGTCGTCGACGATCTTGGCAGTCTCGTCAGTCATGGATGTCTCCTGTTGTCATGGGGGCGGAGGAGAACCGCCCGGACCCTGCCCGTGAGTCCGGGCGGGGTTGATCAAGCGCTGCCGAGGAGGCGGCGCTTGTCGACGGTCTGATCGACGCCGGCCACCTCGAAGATGCGGTTGCGCACGTCGATGTTGAACATTTGCGCCTGGCCGATGGTCAGACGATAGACGTTGATCGCCATCGTCCACTTCAGGGGCACCTTCTTCGAGGGCTCCCAGGTGGCGAAGTCGAGTTCCGTGATCCGGCCGCGCAGGTAGGCGACCGCATTGGTGCGGGTGTCGCGCTCGCCCTGGAGGTAGCCGTAGGCGGTGAGCGGCAGGTCGTTGCCGTAGCGCCGGCCCGCCTGGACGATCACGCTGGGGTCGAGATCGACGATCTGGAATTCGGCGGTGAGCGCGTCGTAGCCGTAGCGCATCATGCTCTCGAAGTCGGCGCCGCCGCCCTGATGGCTCTCGCTCTTCTCCTTCAGCACGGGAAGGCGAATCTGCTCGACAGAGCCAGCGTAGTCGGTCGCGTCGACGAAGAGGTTGATGTCGCGCAGGATGTATTCAAGGGTCGCCATGGCGATGTCCTCTCGCGTTTGAAGCAAGAGCGCCGAGCATCACGCCCGGCGCCGTTGGTGCTGTTGTTCCGAATGCTGTGGGGTGGGAGGATCGTCAGGTGACCGAGCGGATCACCTCGTCGATGAAGCCCTTGTAATACTTCGGATTGCGGTGCATCCGGAAGCGAATCTGCTCCATGATGGCGACCGGCTCGATGTCGAAGTCGAAGGTCACCACGCCGGCCGCGAGATCGGAGGGCGTGTTGAAGTCCTTGTTGAGCCAGACCTTGCCGCCCGCGATCCAGCCGTAGGCCCGCATTTCGTCAAGCTGGCTCTGGACGCCCTCGATCACCGACTGGAGACGGTGACGGGTGATGGCGCCGTCGAGGTAGATCGCCGCATAGTCCTCGACCAGGTCCATCGCGATGTCAGCGATGCGCCGGACGTTGATGAAGGCCCAGAGAGGATCGGCGGACAGGGTGCGAGCGCCGAGGAGGCGGAAGCCGCGATAGTTCACGGGGATGGTGATCCCGTGCTCGTTCCAGGCGTTATGCTCGCTCGTCGGGTCGTTGTAGGCGTATTCGATGATCCGCGGCAGGCCGACGATGCCGTTCTGGACCTTGTTGGAATAGACCTCGTGGGGACCCATTTCCTCGTCGACCCAGGCCTGCATGCCCATCGCCCAGGGGGAGGCGAAGGTGGAGACGGGAAGCGAGGTGGCATCGTCCCAATACTGGACGAGACCGTCGATCAGGTTGACGCGATCCGAGCCGAAGCCGTTCGCGACCGCGAGCGCCGCCGTGTAGGTCGTGCCGGGGCCGTCGATGAAGCTCATGGCGCGGATGCGCTTGGCGACGCCATCGAGATCGACCGCGACCGGGTTCTGGACGGTGCCCTTGGTGGCGGTGGCAGTCGCCCCCGTGCCAGGCCCGCCGAAGCCGACGGTGACCGCGCCCGTGTAGCCGACGCCGGGGTTGTCGACGATGATCTGCGTCACGGCGCCGGCATTGACGACAGCGCGAGCGCGAGCGCCGAAACCGTCACCCGTGATGGTCACCTCGGGGGCGGTGGTGTAGCCGGAGCCGCCGGCCGTGACCGCAATGGAGGCGATGCCGTCCGGCGGGCGGATGCCGGTATGACCAGGGGCGCCGAGGAGCTTCGGACGATAGCCCGTCTGCGCTTCGGCCGAGAGGGCCGCCCAGACGCCGGTCTTGGTAACCGGGGAGCCGGAGACACGCGACAGGGTCTCGGCGTCGTTGGCGCCCGGCTCGACGCGGTTGACGATGATGTAGGCGCCCGTGATCTCGAAGATGCGCTCGATGGCAGCGGGGAGCGTGCCCTCGGTGCCGAGTTTCGAGGCGAGATTCATCGAGCCGGGGATCAGGACGCACTTGTTGACCGGGAAGGTCTCGGCGTCAGCCTCGGGTGCCGTGCCGCACAGGAAGATGACGGCGGTGCGCCGAATCTGGATCGGGCGGATCGCGTCGTCGACCTGAATGGCGCGCGTGCCGTGATGGTAGTTGGTCAGAGCCATGATGGTCTTCCTCCAGACGAAAAAGGCCGCCCCTTAAGGCGGCCCGGATGGGTCGGTGTCATGCTGCGCCGTGCCCCGGCGCGGGGGTCATCCGGAGGTCCCGGAAACCGGGCTCGGAAAGGTCAGAGAGAGGCGGCGAACTGCCAGAAGGCGATCACCTGCTCTTCCGTCCAGGCCGGCGTCATGGCCGCGGCGATGCCCGCCACCATGGGGTGCGTGGCGCGGAAGGTGGTCGCCCCCGAGAGGAGCATTTCGGCGTTGAAGCGCGCCGTCGGGTCGGGGATCGCGTCAACGATGGCCTGCAAGGCCGCCGGAAGCTCGCCGGTCTTCACCGCGGCCAGGGCCTCCGCCGTGGTGATGATCGAGAAGGGCGGGAGCGCGAGGGCCTGAAAGAACTGCCGGTCGCTGATGTCCGGCATGTCGGCGAGCGTCGGCGGGGGCGGCGGCGGCGCATCCTCCAGCACATGCTCGCGGATCACCTGCCCGCCGACGAGCGCGAGCGAGCTTCCCGTCGAGACCTTGCCCTCGGGGATCGGCGTCTCGA